CACCTTTCTCACGTGTACGCGTGGATCAGTATAAAGTGCTTGGACGTACATCCTTCAGGTTGTGACCCTGTCACCACCACCTCAACTACTTCCCGGCAAGGTCGATAGAAAAGCCAATGTCTATGCATTGCCGTACATAGAAACCAACGCCACCCCCTACCGAAGTAGGGACGCTCTGAGCCTAAAGCCTGTTTATAGTCGCTCAGACGACTTATTACCAGTTTTCGGCAACAAACTTCATTGTTTCCGCAGGAACATTATCCCTATAGAACGGATCCAACTTGTTGCCACGAATCTGATTAGCCAGATCCGGCCGCAAAGAATGCAAACAGTTGAAATAATACTGTCCGAAACGCTGCGTATCCTTCACTGAACCAAATGTCTTATCCACCCGCAGATGGAAATCGTTATAAGTGGGCTCACCACTCACAGTTCAACTCCTCTCCACTTGATGCTCTTTTGATGGCGCCGCGAACCATAAGAATGGCTGACACATAACCACCAACGAATGAAATGATTCCAACAATCATGCTATCACACTCCCCTTCTTTTCAAGGTACCAAAAGAATATCTATCTGTATTTTTTTTAGAATAGATCTATTGATATTTTTTTGTAATGTGGGAGGGGTGACCCCCCGCGTGCAGCACAAGGCTACACACGGGGAGTCCCAACTCTCACAAGATGTCGTCGAGGTTGTCGTCGTCGTCACCGAGGACGTCATCGAGGTTGTCGACGATCTCCGGCTTGTCCTCCTTGAAGAAGGTCCGGTTGGCGTCGAGGTACACCCGAAGGACGTTCTTGGTGATCTGACGTCCGTCCTTGGTGAAGGTCTCGACACGGGTCTCGAAGCGGTCGACGTCAGCTTCGACACCGAGGATCTGACCGTTCTCACGGATTTCCGGGAGACGGTTCTGGATCTTCTCGTACTTGGCGAGACCGAGTCCGCGAAGCTCGACGGTGTCGAACCGGGTGCCGTCGTCAGTGACGGGGATGTCGGTCCCGCTGACGAGAGCATAGCCCCACGGGCCATAGATCCCCTCGGGAACGATGTTGACGTGGTTGATGATGAACTTGGCCATGATTACCTCCTTGGTAGGCCACGGGGCTCCAACTTGAGTTGGAAACTACCCCTTCTTTTCCTGCCACAAACTTGAAGTTGTGGAAGAAACTGTACAACAGGAATGTATGAACAAGTATCCAAATACCTATACAAACCCGTCAAAGAATTTAGAATAAAGATCTATGATCTATTAAAAACTAAAGTGCTATTAACAGACTCCGGAGTGAAAGTAATATTAGGGAGCATTAATATGGATAGTGTGATGTAGACTTTTCATGTAGCCTCCTATATGCAAGGCAGGTTGCCCGGCCCCTAGACAATGCTAGAGACCGGGCAGAGCCTGTCTTACTGCTCGATGCGGCTCAGGGCCCGGATGTACCAGTCGACCGGCTGCTCACGATGCTTGGTGATCGTGTAGAGCCACTGGTCGTGGTTCATCTTGGGGTTCCGCTCCTTGGCCTTCAACGAGGCGTAGGCGAGGAGGAGGATCTTGCGATCCGTGTACTCTTCACCGTTAGCCTCGTCGGACTCCTTCAACGTCTTCACGAAGCGGTCGGTCCAGCCAACCTTGTTCTTCCTGAAGACATCGTTCCTGCGTCGGAGCTCAGCATCCATAGATGCAAGCTCTTCTTCAGTCCACTCAATATCGTGGAGGATGTCCGGCATCGTGACGTTGGCATTGAGCCAATTGGTCATGATGTCGATGGCCTCGCGCACCTTGTTCTCCCTGGCCAGATGAAGCTTGATCCAGGAGGAATCTTCCATGGATCCCGGACGCCAACCCTTGTAGGGTTCAGGCAAACGGGTCTTCCACCAGAAGCAATCCAAGGTGGGGTGCTCTGCTTCGAGGGTGTCCATGGTGTCATCAATCCATTTCTGGATGATTTCCATGTCCTCAACAGATCCCTGACCCTGCTGAAGAACATCGATGATGTCTTCGTTAGGGGCGCAAAGGTTCTGGATAGGCTTGCCGTTGAGGGCGTACCAGATCATCTTGGGGATGACCGTTCCACCGACTCCTGCGGCAAACTGCTCTGAACAAGCCCTGACTCGCTGTTCATCCTCAGGAGAGAACACGTCTCCGATCTGAGGAGGATTAGCGATTGCAGGGAGCTGTCCGATGTTCAGCTGGCTCTTGAGCCCGGTCCACTGGGGAACCTTGCTCTGGAGCTCATTGTAGCTGACCATAGGCGGAGCTTCGCCATACTGGTGGTACACGGGCCCGATGGAATCGAGCTCGATCATGCTCCACTCACCGAAGTCATTCGGGTTGCGGAGCAAGATGCCCATCAGTTTGGTTTGACCTTCCGGCATGACGACGTGACGGACATGCACCTTGATGGTGTCGTCCAGGTCGTATCCACCGTGGTTCTCGAAGTTCTCAGCGAAGTAATCGCCGGGAACAACGAAACAGTGGGTGTCCGGATGGTAGAAGCCCAGATTAGTCTCCGGAATATGGAATCCGAAGACACGGAGAGCCTCCTGGGTCATGATGTGGGCGGCATAAGCCCAGGACACCGGGAACCAGTGCCTGTCCTTGTCCATCCACACCTCCTGGGACTTGTTATCCCCAAGAAGCTGCTTCCTCAGACCATTCACGCTGAGAAACATGAAGGTCTGCGATGCAGTCAAGGGGACTCCAACGGAAGCCAGCTGGGCAACAGCAAGCTGAATACGCCCAACAAGTCCGCGATTCTTCGCAAACCTGTCGAATGCATCCTCGTGCATGATTTCACCGCTGTCATTGTCAGCGATGGCTTCCATCCACTCGGAACGCTTGCCTTCCTTCAGATCACTGAAGAACTGAAGGAGCATGTGCCGCAGGGAGCTCAGCATGGTGTCGTCGTCATACAGACCTTCCACACCACGATAGATGGAGTGAGTGAGGTCGTCAGACTTCACCGGGATGGCACCGTAGGACGGATCAACCGTCATCCAGTACCAGCCAGTAGTGCTGATCTCCGGCTTGATGTTGGGCTGGAACGTCCGAACGTCATACCCATTCATCATCCACTTGGGGAGCACAAGAGCATTGCCCTTGATTTCACCCATGGGAGTCAGGATACGCAGGACAACAACGGTGGTCTTACCGTTGCGAACGTTCTGCTTCATGCGCCTGCGCCATTCACGGTCGACATACTTATTCGAGTCGATGCACTCGAAGAAGACTTCGTCGCTGATGGCACTGATGCCGTCGATATCGGTCTCTGGACCATCGTAGTCGATGACTTCGATAGCCAGAGGGTCCGAAACCGGTCGGTACAGCCATGCGCATGCCAGGCGAACCAGCTCAATGAGCCGCTTCGACATCTTCCGGGAATTCCCGATGATAAGGCCGATGCTGTTGAACGCATCAAGCCAGCCTCCCGTGTCACCCTTCCTGCGGATCGTGTACTGATCTGCAGAGTTGGAGAAGCGCAAGACCTCTCCAGACACGGGGTTGTCCATCCAGGTACGAACCGGCGACGAGTTGTGTCGACGGAACTTCTTCTGGTGGATCTTCCTCACCTCAACCCGATACTCGCCCGGGAAGAAGTGCTGAAGGAAGGCAGGGATGTAGCTCCCACCTTCGAACTCCTCAGCAACAGTGTCGTTGCCGAGAAGGTCCGTACCGGTAATGACACGAAGCCATGTACCCATACGGAGGATGATGCCGTGGAAGAACGGCATAATACCACCTCCTAAGTGGTAGTGTGTTCACTTACTTTGGGAAGCGCCAGTGAACAAAGGCGCAGTGCTCCATCTCGGTCATGAACCGACGTGCCCTGAAGGCAAATGGAGCCCACAAGTATTATTATTCACCCCTGTGGCGGGTGATGTCCGTCAGCTCAGAGGGAGCTGTGGGACACAGAGAGGGCAGCGGTGATCTCCGCCGGTACCCTCCTGATGGAATCCCTGCTTGTGATTCTTGATCAGATGATCACGAAGCAGGATGTCAACCTCATCGATGTGCACAGAGCACACGAAAGGGTTGGCTCGGGGGCGCGTGTTGCACCCATGCTTGAGGCACCGCATACCTCCTCCTTTCAGCCCTGGCAATTGGGGTAGCTAGGGCAGCGGTTGTTGCTGATGATGGCATTCCACTTGAAAGTGGGCCATGCGTGGGCATCTGACCCCCACCCGCAGGTGACGGTGATGTCCTTCAGCGGATCCGGAATGTTGATCGGCTTGATGCTGCCAGAAACGCCGAGATCCTTGAGGAACTTGGCGATGTCCGACTGCCTCTCGGCCGGGACAACGAGAACCGACTTGGTGTTGTCGGACTCCCGGATGGTGACCTGAAAATGCTTCACAGCATCTTCCTCCTTTGCTTGCTTTAGGCGGGCAGCAAGCGATACCCGTGAATAGAGATCTAACCTCTATTCGCAAAAAAAAGAGACTAAAGTCCTATAATTACCCTATTGGCTATAATTACTTTAAAAAGCTAGATTTACACATGGTTCTTATACATTTTCGTTTCACATTAAATCTTTCCTTTTCCATAGAGGCCGATCCTCTATCCATAAAAAAAAGAGGGTGTTGCCCCCAAGGACCGAAGTCCAAGGGGGCGCAATCACCTCCTTTCTAAAACCCCTCGCGGATCTGGTAGTCCATGACCTGACCGAGAACATCCATCAGCTCGGTGAAGAGCTTCGGGTTGTTCCTTTGCAGGTGAAGACCGAAGTCGGTCCACCTGGTTCCGGTCTCGTCATCCATGACCAGGCCCAGGCCGAGCAGGTTTTCATGCTCTCCCCAGTGGTTGGTCACCCGACCGCAGACGTAGCAAACAATCTCTTGATTATCCATAACATAGGGCCCTCCTAGACCCTTGAACAGAGATACCATCTCTCTATTCGCAAAAAAAAGGGGTGTTACCCCGAGGACCGACATTTCTGTCGATCCCCGGGGAACACATCTCACTCCTCACACGGCTCCGGGCAGATGCACCTGCTGCACCAGCGATTGCAGTCGTCGCACCACCCCGTGAGGGTTTCCCGCACATCGCAGGGTCCACACAGATCAACGTCCGCGATGAGCTCGGCAGGGAACTCTCTGCCGCAGCTCCAGCAGCGGATCGTCTTCTCTGGGAAGAGACGACGGAGGAGGTGAATGATCCACGCAAACATGGATCACTCCTTTCTGTCACTTTGCTCCGGATTGAGCGGGGCTGTGACACATACCCCAGAATAGAGGTCAAGCCTCTATCCGTAAAAAAAAGAGGTTGTTGCCCCCGGAGTCCGAAGACCCCAGGGGCACAACCCACTGCATTACAAGGTATTCTTGACCTTCTTCAGGCCATCACACAGCTCAAGGATGCCATATCCCAGCGCACCGATAAACACGGTAGCCGCACCGGCAAATCCTGTTGCTGCCAACAGCCAGAAAGTACCAACAATGTTGGCTCCGGCATCGTGTGCTTCAACAGCCATCCATGCGAACAGCTGAATGCCGTACACAACGGTGGCCATGAAGATAGCTCCGAAGATGAAGATCATCATTGCGATGACCATCATCCGGATGTTCTTGTTGATTCTGTCATTGTTCATTTCTTGTCTCCTTCTTCTTGTTGTTGGGTTGATCACCAGTTACGCACACTACGAGCTGCGTACCTGACACTGTCAATGTCCACCTTATGAAGGCGGTTCTCCTGCATGTAGACCCAGCTCTTGGCCAGTGTCATCCATGTGATGCTGTTGGTAGTGAAGTCGTAAACCTTGACTGCACTTCCCTCCTTCGTGTACAGCTGTCCACCATTCCAGTGGTAGACACGCCCTTCAGCCGCAGCCTTAAGAGCATCATCAACATGGTAGCTGGACATCTCAGAAGTATGGTTGGGTGTGTTGACTGCGGAACTACGGATGTAGTCACGCATACGGTTGATGAAACCATACTTGTCCTGCCGTGGGTCTCCAGTGAATTCGAGATACTTCATCGAATCATCCAGAGTAGAGATGATACGGACATTGTTTTCCAGGTCAATCCTCTCCACGATGTAGGTGTAGCGGTTGACGATGTGGGTGTACGTCCCATTGCTGTGGCAAAGGTCGTAGTTGTCTTCGAGATCCAGAATCATCTCCTGGATCAGGTTGAATGTGATGTTATCCATTGTAATGTACCTCCTAAGTACATAGTTGGTTGTCTGATAGTGATCGGTTTGCCATCATCAGTGCATGAGTAACCAGCTCATACAGACCCCTGTTGTAGGGGTTTCGGCATTACTTATCATTCCTCCACAGCTGCACAAAGACAGTGATAGAGATGATTGACACGGGAATGAAATAGATGAATACGTACCACATGTTTCGTTTGTTCTCCTTGTTGATCCTATTGCTACTTACGTCACTTACCCTCGCCATGCCAGATCTGCATACCTGCAGCCGTCATGACTTCCTTGTTCCTATCCTCATCCTCCATGGCCCACACGAAGTTGTACTTCTTGGAGAGACGCTTGATCATCGCCTCCTTGTATGAAGCACTATCCTTACCCTCCCAGGCCACTGGACGATGCCACACGCTGTCAACCAGCGTATCTATACCCATCTCCCGGAACTTCTTCCAGGTGTTTGCCTTGCAGCTCTGGCCACGAGCTGTCACAACAACCAGCTTGTAGCCTTCCTTCTTGTACTGATGCAGCATCTCCACTGCATCCGTGTACACTTCCGCCTTGAGGGTCTCTTCAACCCACTCAGCGTCTCGATCCATACTCCAGTTAGGTGTGATCCCAACGAGAGTCCCGTCAATGTCAACCAGAACTGCCTTGTTCATGGCGACTCCTTCCTGTGTTACCCCCATGCCCCGGTGGGCACGTTAAGCCTTAAAGGCAACACATATACTCACTATTAGGGACTCATAAATTTTTCTTATTTTTCACTAGGGTATGTTTTTTTATAGGTTTATGTGGCTTTATGGGTGTTGGGGGCGGCTTGAGTTAACTTTTTTCTGGTTTTTCTGTGTTTGGGGTTGCAATAATAGGATGGGTGGTGTATATATAGGTGTGTCATCTCACACGGGGTGATGTACAACATATACGACAAGATGCTTAATCATCTTAAGGAGAAAATATGAGCACATATGTGGATTGTCCGAAATGCGGTTCAGAGTTTGTGGTGTCTGACGATATTGTGTCGTCGTCTCTGCGTTGTCCCGACTGTTTGCAGTGGGTGAACTCTATGGACGATTTTGTGGGTGTTTCTTCATACGCTTCGCATGGAGATTATGGGGATTCTGTGTTTGATGATTATGGGTTTGAAAGAGGGTATGATTACTGATATAATGTCAGTTATCTTATCCTCCATAATAAGGTATATATAGAAAAAGAGAGGGGTGTAGTCCTTTTGCCATTTGGACTATGCCCCTCTCTTATTTTTTTGTGTGGTGAACGTTCTAAAAAATTTCGTCGCCGGGATCCAAAACAATTGTGGTGATATCGTTATCTTTCGCAAGTTCCGCAACAACAACATCAACAGGTTTCTCAGAGATCTCCGCAATACTACACACCATATCCCATTGTTCCATGTTAAACAAAGACATCACCATTTTACCGTCAGCGGTAGAGTGCATGGTAACAATACGTTCTTCGATATTGTCATTATCTTGATCGTACGGCATGTTATACACAGGAAAACCATCAATCTCCTGTTTTTCGGCGTTATCAAAAAAATCTAGTAGCCTACGAATAAAACTCATATCCATAAACTAATAGTAACCTACTTCAATTGTGAGATCAAAGATATAACATTAAGATAAATCTTTAACGACCTTCGTGTAACAGACATAACACTTCCACCTACGAATCTGAAAAATTTTCTTCGTCGCTGGAAGGCTCCTCCCAATACTCGCCACAATCACGGCACGTTACACAAGTAACCATCGAACCATTGTCACATGGGCGGACAGATTCCACAAAATTAGGAGGAATATCACACTCCTCACATATCATGTGTTGATACTTCATCATCCTCTTCTTCTTCTACTAGAATATCTTGTGGAATAACACCATATTTAATTAAATCAACAAGATTAGGAGAATCCTTCAACTTCTCAATAGCATTATCTCTACCTTGAGCAAAGTTCTCATCGTTATAATACACCCAAGAACCTCGCTGAGTGAAAATACCCTTATCGATAGCAACATCAAACAAACATCCATACTCATCAATACCTTGAGCGTAAATGATGTTGAATTCTACAACTTTCATAGGTGGCGCCATCTTATTCTTAATAATCTTAGCTTTAACACCTATACCAGTAGCATTACCCTGCTTATCCTTCAAATCTTCACGTTTACGAACATCAATACGCACAGAAGAATAAAACTTTAAAGACATACCACCAGGAGTAGTCTCAGGGTTACCGAACATGACACCAATCTTATTACGTAACTGATTTAAGAAAATAATAAGAGTATTATGTTGCGCAGCAAGACCGGTAACCTTACGAAGAGCTTTAGCCATCATACGTGCCTGTAAACCCATATGAGCCTGCTCCATCTCACCATCAAGCTCAGCTTTTGGAACCAAAGCAGCAACAGAGTCAACAACGATCACACCAAGCTCACCAGTGCGCAACAGACGATCTAATATATCTAAACCTTGTTCACCGTAGTCTGGTTGGGCCAGCAGAAGGTTATCTAGGTCAATCCCTACTGCTTGCATGTAAGTTGGGTCTAACGCGTGTTCTGCGTCAATATAGGCACATGTCAGACCCATCTGCTGAGCCTTAGCAACCGTAGTTAACGCTAATGTAGACTTGCCTGACGATTCAGGACCATAAATCTCTATAACTCTACCTCTTGGTAGACCACCAATACCTAAAGCATTATCTAAAGTTAGTGCACCAGTGGAGATAGATTCCCATGGTTTTACATTCGTGGAACCTAAACGAATGACGGAACCCTGTCCGTACTGTCGCTGTAGCTGAGCTATAGCAACTTCAAGAGCCTTAGACTCTTCTTTTTGTTCAGTCATCAAACAACTTTCCTTGATCTGCGTGTATTGGACTGTTTCGAATATCGAAAACTTTGTCCTCGATAATAGCACAGAATCCATCTACCTCGCCAGCTGCGACACGGCAAAACTCCAGCATCTCATCTAAAGAGATTGGAATCAGCGAACTTAAAGCATTTTGAACTCTTACCGAAAGATATTCAATAAACTCGTTATAGTCCTCAACATCTTGTATTGCCGGGATCGAGCTCTGCTTGATATATTGTTCAACTACATTTGTTTTTTCCATAAAAATCCTTATTATATGATATAATTACGTATATAGACTTATTATACACCAAGGAGAACAAATGATCAACAACTTCCATCGCTTCACTTCAGTGGATTATGATCGACTAAATCTAGCAGCTTATGTTCTTAGAGAAAGATTCCACACACCCATGGATCTCGTAAAGTACTGGGGGATCAGCGGACCATGCATAGAGCCGCATCCAGCTATTGAGGACATAGACAACGAAACAACTTGACACATGTGATAGAATGGAATTACGCCCCCTTCCCCCTTCCCCCATTACTATATAAGTATATGTTAACATATAGCTTATATAATATATATTAATATATACTTATATTATCTATATATGTATATGTGGCATAAGAAAGGCTTCGCATGCAGATATATCAGATAAACATTCCGGACCTGGCAACTGGTGTTAAATTCAAAGTTCTTCCCACGCAAGAAGTAGAAGAATTCGTTTCGAAGCATAGAAGAAAAAGTATACAGAACTTTAAGAAGGAAGTATTAAAATATTTTATATTTAATCTTCAAACAGATGTAGCTTCATCTTTATCGATGATGTCAAGAACATCCGCCGAAAGAGCAATCGAAGCACTATACGCCGGCTGTGTTATGTTGAACCCTAGCATAAACTCTGAAATGTGGATTGATATATCATACTCAACATCAAACGTTGAACCAACCGGGGATGATCTTGAAAGTCTAAAAGATTTCATTAAAAGACACCATAAAGACCGCTCTGCTGCAGAGCTCAATCCGGGGCCAAGTAAAACCAAGAAAGTATCTAAACAAAAGTTTTTAGGATTAGAAAACTATCTTAAAAGTAATGTTATAGGTCAAGACCAGGCAATCGATGAAGTTATTGCATCTCTGACCAGATCTCAGGCAGATTTAAATGATGAAAACAAACCCTTAGGAGTTTTCTTGTTTGCCGGGTCGTCTGGTGTTGGTAAAACTCATCTTGCACAACAGTTGCATAAATATCTTTTTGGTGGTTCTCATCCTATGGTAAGAATAGATTGTGGAGAGTTTCAGCACAAGCATGAGAATCAAAAGTTGACAGGTTCTCCACCTGGATATGTCGGACATGAAGAGGGCGGGCAGTTAAGTAATCAGGTTAAGAAAAATCCGAATACTGTTGTTTTGCTGGATGAAGTAGAAAAAGCTCATCAAGATATTTGGAACACGTTTTTAAGAATATTTGATGAAGGAATATTAACAGATTCAAAAGGTGATATAGTAGATTTTAGAAATGCGATAATTATCTTAACGACAAATTTAGGTAATGATAAAATTGTTGATGACATGATTTCTACCGGTGTTGGTTTCAATCAAAGTATAGATTTTGAAAGAAGAACTGATTCTGCACCTTTGCGATCTAAAGTTGAGAAAAAAACAAATGAAGCAATAAACAAATACTTCAAACCAGAATTCATTAACAGATTAGATAAAGTTGTAGTTTTCAATCATTTATCTAAAGAAGACTGCGTCAGAATCGCCCAGCTAGAAATGGCTGTTACCGCAGGTAAACTTTCTAAAAAAGGCTTATCTCTTGAATATACGGATAATGTCATAGAGGGACTTATTAAGCTCGGGATAGATACCGTTAAGGGTGCTAGAGGTATATCTCAAATCCGTAGAGATAATATAGAAACTCGTTTAGCTCAAACAATTGTGGGATCTTCAATACCAAAAGGTACTATTTTCCATATAGATTACATTGACGATGATTTCAGTTTTGATGTAACTAAGCCAATCCGTAAATCTAGAAAAAATGTTGTAGAAGGTGATTAATTATGCTCGGAGCAGCTAGAAGCATGTTTGCAAATGCAAAAGGTGGCATGAAAGGCTTAGCACAAACCGGAAAAAGAACAGCTAAGGCAGTTACAAGTACAAAAACCGGAACTAAAGCAGCTGCGTATGCCAGAGCAAAACCGGGTAGAACTATTGTTGGCGGAACTATGGGATTAGGGGCAGCTGGATATGTAACTTCTGGGAGAAGGGGACGTGGAGTTGACCGTTCTTCAGGTAGACCTACCGGAATACGGAGATACTGATGATTAATAGTCTTTTTAGGCAAGCAGGTAGTATTGGTGCCAAAAGCCAAGCAAGAATGGCCGGTAGAGCATCAGTTGCTAAAAGTAGATCAGTCAAAAATCAGGCACGAGTTTATGATAGATCTATGAATAAATACAGAAGTCAGGGAATGAAGGTTGGTCAGGCAACACAACGTGCGGTAGATGACTCTGAAAGATATGCAAAAAGAGTATATAGTCAGTCAATGACTAGGCAGCAAGTTGCGGCTGGTAAAAGGAGGGTGGCTGGAATTGGTACTTTAGGAGCTATCGGTCTTTCAGGCGGTAGCAACCCTAATCAACAGCAAACTATGTATAGAGGGCCAATGAATACGGGAAGAGGAGTAGGTAGATATTCCTGAAAAGAAAGATGTAAAATGTAATGAACGAATGGAAAAAGTTTACTGATGTTAATGGTGATTTTCAGCTAGCAAACTACATATATAAAAATTTAAATGATCTCATGAAACACGCCCTCGATATGGGTACATTACTTTCAAATGATCCGCAGAAATTGCGTGCATACAAAGAGCAAACAAAAAAGTTATTTAAGTCTAGATGGCATGAGATAGCGCAATGCCTAGAAACCTTCGATATTATAGAGAAGTGTATGTGTTATTCTTTAGAAAAAGAAGTATATTGTGATATCTGTAAGGGTTCTAGATATAAACTCTCTTCTTACATTACCCCTAATGACGTTAGAGAAGTCGGCATTTTTGTTAATGCCTCAGAGAATAGTGAGATAGCAGAAAAACTTCAAAAAGGTTTGATGAAAGTTATCCATGAAATGTCAGAGGTGTAATAAGAAGGTAGAAGTTGTCAGCGAATATTACGATTTTCGTAATAGCTGTATGGTTAGAGATGTTTTTTGCTCTTTTTGTAAGAGTGTCTGTGTTGATAAGTTTTATTCTGATGGAACTTATTCTAGTGAATGGGTAGATCTTAATGAGTGATTTAGAAAAAGTAGATAAGAATAATTTTCTTAAACAATTTGAATCTTTACGACCAGATTTATTTTTTCCAGAAACATGGACGGAAGAAGATAAGGAAAAAGCAGTTGAGCTCGTAAAACCGCAAAAAACTAGAACCTCAATGTTCTCATCGATACCAATGACATGTGAAACAACTAAATGCGTATTTGCAGATACATGTCCGCTATTGAAAGAGAATCTTGCACCAAGAGGAAAGCCTTGTCCCTTAGAGATGGCTATTGTTGCACAGTTTACAGCTGAATATATGGAGCAGCTTGATGTTTCTCCAGAAAATCTTGTTGAAGTATCTATGGTTAGAGATCTTGTCGATCAAGAAGTTCAGTACATGAGGAAAACAAAGCTTTTAGCTAAAGAACATTTTGTTCAAGAAAATGTTATAGGTGTAGATGGAGATGGGCAGCCAATTCTTAAAAAAGAATTACATCTAGCAGTAGAGTTAGAGGACAGACTGCATAAAAGAAGAAAAGATCTTAGAAATCAACTTCTTGCAACTAGAGAAGCAAAAGCTAAGATAGGTCAATCTCAAATAGATAGCGCACAAGCAATTTCTAATATATTGGGCAAGGTTCAGGAAATAGAAATACAAAGAGAAAAAGCTTTAAAGAAAAAGCTTGGCATTTACGATGTTGATGAATATATAGAGGTTCAAGAAGCTGAAATTATAGAAAATACGGAAAGTTAAAATGGCCATACCATCTAATAGGGGTAATAGAAATCCTTTTGAAGGATTGATGCAAGCCTTGGTGGGAACTGGCATACGTCAACGCATTCAGCAGCAATCTATAACAAAAGCAGACATCTCTAAAGTTTATGGTACTTCAGGAGATTTTCTTGACTCGATGCAGGTATTTGAAGAAAAGTACTATAAAGCTTTGTCAAATCCTGTAAACCTTGCAAAAGGTAAAAAGGTAAATGTTGATTTGATGCGTAAGTCTGGAAGAATAGACTTAACTCTTTTAAATAAAAATCTAGCTGATGAGCTTATGTCTGAATATAGAGACAATGTTCTAAGACTTTCGGATATGATGGCAACAGTAGGAATGCCAGGGGTTAATCGTCCTTCCGCAAACTTGTATAGAACTTCTTACCAATTTTCTATGGGCGAATTAGATGGTACTTTACATCCCGCCCAAATTGCCTTAAATAGGTCTATTTTAAATTTTAATAGTTCAAAAATGGGTATGGATTCTTTAAGTGTTGGTCGAAGAAATATTTTAGGATCTCAAAGATTAAGACAGTTAGCATCTAGAAATGTTCAAGATGTTTTTCCTACATCTTCTGGACGAGCTATGCGTGTTCTCACATTCGACGTTGAAACAACCGGTGTTTACCAGGGTGCACAGGTCAGATCTATGTCTGCTGCCGAGATGATGTATGATCCTGTGACAGGAAAGTTCTCAGCTCCAACAGTTGTTGATGGAATGAACTTAGCTTTTGAATCTTCTCATTTTGGTGGTCGAACAGTTTCAAATTTAAATGGTGGAGCTATGAATATGACTGAATTCTTAGCTCAGGCAGAATTTGGAAAAAAAGCTTCAGCGTTAAGGGCTTCAGGTCAGCTTAGCGATATGGGTGAAGACGGCATAAAATATTTAGATAGTGCAGAGCAATACATTAGAAAAATGTTGCAAGCAGACGCTGTCGCCGGACACAATGTATTTTTTGATATCGACATGATGATTGATACTGCGCAGCAACAGTCTGGTTTTAATACGCATAAAGGAATTCAATCTGCAATCAATGACCTGTATGATAGAATTAATAAAGGAAATTTCTTAATAGATACCCTTGAAAGTACTAGGGCCTATTTATCTAATCAGGTTGAACAAGCAGTGCAAGCTAGTGGTCTGACAGATGAGTTGGAAAAGAGTAAAAGATTTGTTGATAGCCTTTTTTCCAATGACTACTTAGCAACTATACATAAGGGTGGAAACGCTGCGCCTTTCAGTGTTGAGAATATAGCTTTAAATACCAATCTTTTTGAGCTTATAGAAAAAGATGGTCAAGCTGAAGAGCTGTTTGATAAAATTATTAAAGGCTCACATATTGCCGAGACAGATGTTCATCTACAATCGTATGTTGCCCGCTATGTCCAAAGTGGAGAATTGAAAATATGGGCAGATGCAGGAGCAGGCGCAAAAAGTGAATTTGGAGATTTTGCAAGGGCGCGAACACTGCAATCGCAAGCTATAACCCTAACAACTAATATATCTGATGTTAACCATATTTCAAAAACTGTTTTGAGTCACCTTGAAACAGCAGAAGGTAATAGAAGAGTTAGCATGAGGATAAGCGGTGGAAAATTGGGACTTTCTACAGCTGGAACTGAAGAAGGGGTTTTAAGGTATTCCGAAGGAGCTTATAGATTCTTTACTGGTTCTGGACAAGGTGAAATCGTTGATAGATCTATAGCTGAATCAGTAATACAATCTGCTCTAGCAGACGCACAGGGTGCTGCAGGACAAACTATTAAAGTTGGTAGTTCCACAAGAATAATTAATAATGCGGCTAACTCTATAATTGATCTTGGTATAACTTATGGATCAGCATCAAATGCCGCTGAGATGACGGCATTGAGAGGTATAAACGTAGGTTTGGCTAATGGGCAAATTGGAGTAGATGCTCTTACTGATGCTTTTGGTAGTGTTTATAGAAATTTTGGTACTGGCTTAAGTATCGGTGATCAGCTTCGTGTGGCAAGAGGCGGTTTGGATATTCCTTTACCTTTTGCTGCCGGTCTTGGTAATTATGGAATTGGACAGTCTGCCGTGGTATCAAGAGCTTTTGCATCCATTGGTGACCCTTTTAGTTTTATTGACATGAACAGTAGAGTATTTTCTACTGTTATGGCTCACGCAACTTCCCAGGTTGGTAGATCAGCTAACGCAGCTGCCTTGCAGGCAGGTAGGCAGGCAGCAGATATAGCATTTTCTGCTGTCCCTGATGCTATGAACGAATTAGGAATTATGTATGCAAGGGCAGGAACTGGTCTGAGACTGTTTGATGATATCACGGGTGCTTCAGAAAATATTGTGTCATCTAGAGCAATTACGCCAATGGCCTTGTTAAGAGAGGCTATGGCTCAATCTGGAGTTGCAGATTCAATAGATAATGTTGGTCTTTCTTTTGCTTCAATTCAAGGAGAGGATACTTTAAATCTTGTTTATGACGTAAGTCAGTCAATGGGTAGAAAGGATGCAAAAAAACTTGCAAGATCACTGTTTGATATCATGCAAGATGATGACCAAATTACAAAGCTCTTAGGAGATCTTGACGCAGATGCAAATGTTCAGATTAGGAATTCTGTTAATAAAGCACGCGCTGTTGGAGCAGATCCTAGATCTAAGGCTAGAGCTGTAAGAGATTTAACTGATTTAATTATGTCTAATGGAATTGTATTCGGTGAACTTGGCGCCGATGATGTAGATATGGGTGCGTTGAAAACCTCTCTTTCTGGCTTAGGGTATGACGTTGAAAGCGATTCATTTTTACGTTTAAGAGCTGCTGTTTTAGATGATGCCATGGGGGAGTATATTGCTCTTGGACCTTTTGCTGACGTAGACGCCGCAAAGGTATCAGGTATTATGGATGACGTAACTGCTGCAAGAAGAAATTCTAAACAAGCTTTTAATCAAATCGGAGAAGCAGTTATAGAAAACCAGAGAAAAGTTAGAGGCTCTATTGCTAGAGGTGTTTTAGGTAGAAGTGGTGCAGCTGGAATCGCAGATTTTTATATTACAAATAAACCTAAAATAGGTGCAGGATTATTGGGGTTAGCAGTAGCTGGTGCCGGTTACTATATGTCTAAGAAACATAGAGAAAGAAGTCTTTATAATGAGACTTTAGAGCAGCAGCCATACGAGATGGGTAGAGGTGTTTCCTATATGAATGACTCTGCTCAAGAATTTATTAGGATGAATTCTATTAGAAAAGATCCTTTAGCTACTGCTGGTGTTGTTGGTAATTTAGATAGAAATAAGGTTAACCACACTCAAATGGGTAATGGCAAATATAGCCATTTGTTTGGAGGATAGTTAGATGGCTTTAATGACAGGATTGGGCAGAATAGTTGGTAATGTTGGTAGCAGGCGTAGTGGCCTGGCAGCAATTGGAATTACCGCTGGCGCCGCAGGCTTCCTTAAAGAGACCGCTGGTGGGGCTGTAGATGCCAGTATGGATGTGGCTTTTGGGGCACCCGATGCCGACAAGTATTTTGTTGGAAGAGAATTAAATAGTAGATATTTAATTGGCAGAGGTATGGGTGGAGCTATAGGAACTGCGTTACAGGCAACAGATCCTGGAGCGGCATTTACTTTTTCTGGAGGAAACAATGCTCCTGGAGCTGTAGCTACTATGGGTGGTCTTGGCGTTGGTGCTCTTGGTGGGGCGATAATGGGCGCCAAAATGGGCGGTGGTGTTAGGGCAAAGATAGGTGGAGCACTTGTGGGTGGAATTACCGGTGGAGTTGCCTTGGGTAGTATGCCGCTAGCTATGACTGCTAATACACTAAGAGACAACAGAGCATTTTTTAATGAAACAGCTTACGGAAGAAGTACCTCAAGCAACACTGCTGCAGGGCTAAATGCTGTTGGGGATATAGTTTTGGGTATGCATAATGCTAGGGGTGGTTACTGATGCCAGTAGATCCTATGACAGGTCAGATGATACCTTACGGGTCTGGCGCTCAAGATATGCCACTTGCAATGAGGTTGATGGAAGACATGCCGGGAATGGCGGCTCTTGCTGGTTTTGGTGCAAACAGAGGAGCTAACACTATACTTCGCGGCGGATTCATGGATGATAGCAGAATTCTTGCAGGTAGAAGAGCCGATAGGTATAGGGTATTTTCGGGTAACGCTCAGCCTTCAGTTTCCCCTAATCAATATATGGGTTCTTCGGCAAGAAGGCAAAGAATGGCTGCAGCTGGTAGGCAAAATTTCTTTAGAAGTTCTAGGGTTAATAATTTTACAATGCGACCTAGGGCGTTTGGTCGTTTTCATTCTTTAAGTGTTTTTGGTGGTGTTGGTTTAAGTGGTGGTAAAGCAACGGGTGCGTATACACCTTTTATGGGTTCGCAATTTTTAGGTAAAATTCCTGGTGTTGCAAGTTTCACTGGTGCTTCTGGTGAAGGGGCTTTTGGTCCTGGTCTTTTAAGTTTTATTACAGCTGGTACTAGGGCGGATAGGTTGGAAAGACGAGCTCTTGCAGGGAAGGGTAGAGCTATAGGAAAGTTAGGTGCGATAGATACTAATATACAACGTCTTGCAGGGATGAATAATACAGCATTAACTACCGGCACTACAAGTGTTGTTAATCCAGGTTTAGGTGCAAAAAATAGAGTTGCGGCAGGACAAGTTGTTAATATTAATGGAAAGATTTATAAGGGTGGACAGTATTTGCCAAATTCATATATTCCAGCAGTAACAAGTGCCACACCGTACGGTGCTGCTCGGCAGAGTATGGTTGGAGTAGCTCAACAGGGAACTGTTGGTGTAAGAGGCAATCTTTTAGCTAGCTCAATGGCAGGTAGCGGAACAAGGTATATGGCTGGATATTTTAGAGGAGCGATGGGCTTTGCCGATGTTGTAGGATTGGAGGGTAAAGCTTTAGAAGGTGCGCAGAGAGCGGTAAGTATGTTTGATGAAGCCTTGAAAGCTAAGGGTTTTGCTGGTCCAGCTATTAGTGCACAAAAAGTTTTGGAGCAAGGTATATTCAAATCTGGGGCTCAATCAGCTTTACTTACAAGACAGGGTGCGATGGTGGGAGCCGCTAGATTTGGTGCCATGGCAATTCCTGGTTTGAATGTTTTAGCAACAGCGTCTTTAGCATACGATCTTGGCAAGATGGGTGGCGAAATAGTTAAGAGTGGAATTAACCTTGCGCGAGATGCCGCAAAGTCGATTCAAGGATCTATTTATAAGCCACTGTTTGGTATGGGCTATGTTGATACTGAAGCAGCTGCAACTTCAAGGTCCAGGGGTGTTATGGCTATCCAAAATTCTAGATTAAATGCTAGAAGTATGCTAGGATCTGAGGCAGGTATGATGGCTGCTCGTTATGGGTGATTATGAGTATTTTTGGTAAAACTCAAGAATTTAGAAAAGCTTTAGAGGATCTTCCTAGAGAGGATCTTTTGGAAATAATTGCTGCCCAAGATCCTGAACTTATAAAGCAGATCAATCGTATTGAATGGGTGTTTGAAAATAAGCTAAATCATTTAAGTTGGAATGATGGCTCTCCTGTTTTAGAAAGAAAAATGACTAACAGAGAGCTAGCTCTTTTGGTTGATGAGCCATTTGAAGTTGATAGGAATTTGGTGGAAGTTGGTATTAGTTCTGAGCAGCAAAGGCAACTTCATATAGCTAAAGATAGTGTTGTTTGGGCGAGAAATTTTTTGGATGTAAATCCAAGAGTTTATCAAATACTTATATTACGAGATCCTTCTTTAAGAAAGGTTTTGAGAGCTGGCCGACGTTTAGGTAAAACTTTTTCAATGGCAGTGCAATTACTACACTATAGTTATACACATTCTGATGGTAGATCTCTTGTTGTTGCGCCTATGAAGACACAAGTTGAGCTTATATATCAAGAGATAGTCAGGATTGCATCTAAGAACGATATTGTTTTAAATTCTATAACAAGAAAAGTTACAAGTCCTCAATTTATGATTCAGTTTTCTAATGGTTCTACGATTAGATTCTTTACTTCAGGTATGAGGTCTGGTGGAAAATCTGATGTTGCTCGTGGTCAAGAGGCGCATCTTATAATTCTTGACGAGATGGACTACATGCACTCGGGTGACCTAGATGCACTTTACGCCATGCTACAGAAAACCGCGGAGGATCAGCCAGATAAAGTTTTGATGGGTGCGTCTACACCGACTGGTAGAAGAGAGAGATTTTGGGAATGGTGTAGATCTGAAAGGTTTCAGGAATTTTGGTTCCCATCTTACTGCAACCCATTTTTTAGTAAAGAGCAAGAAGAGGAGTTTAGGGAGCAGTATTCTTCTTCTGGCTATAGACATGAAATTGAAGCCGATTGGGGTGAAGATTCTGAAGGCGTGTACCCAAGAAAGTTTGTTGATAAAGCTTTTATAGAGCCATCATGGAATTATATTCCAGAAGTTTCTTCAGCAAGATCTTTTCATACTATTGGCGTTGACTGGGATAAATACGGTGCTGGCACTAACATAGTTGTTTGTGAAATCTGTGCAGAAAACTATGAAGATGAAAGAATGCGAGGCAAAGTAAAACTTGCGTACAGGGAAGAGATTAATAAATCTGAATACACTTTGACTAAAGCTGTGGATAGAATTATAGAGTTGAATCACAGTTTTAATCCTAAGCACATTTATGTTGACAGAGGTTTTGGTGAGGTTCAGGTTGAGCTTTTAAAAAAGTATGGTGTAGAAAATCCTAATTCTAAAATTCGAGAAAGAGTTAAGGGTATTGGTTTTGGTGAAAGTATAGATGTTCGAGATCCTTACACTAAGCTGATGATTAAGAAGGAGATGAAGCCATATATGGTTGATAATCTTCGTCAGTTTTTAGAAAGAGAAATGATTGTTTTCCCTGAGTCTGACGAAGAGTTGTATATGCAGTTGATTTCTTATGTTGTTGTTAGAACTACAGCAACAGGTAGGCCGGTTTTCGAAGCTGGTGGTTCTGCAATGGATCACGCACACGATGCCCTGATGCTGGCTCTGCTCGCTGTGACAGAGAACTATGGTGATTTAAATAAGATGAGTGTTGCTACGAATACTGGTAGTTTTTCTAATCAGTTCTATATGCCAATAGCTAATGATACTTCTATGGATTCTGATAGTGATGATAAGTATGATAAGAAAAAGATTTTGACAAGTAGAGTTTCTGCTATTGGTGCTAGCTCTGGTTTCAAAAGGAGACCGGGTACTAATGTTAAAAGGTCTATGTTTTAGGTGATATTATGAGTGATCAAATCCAAGACTTTCCTTCCGATAAAAACGGTTTGTTTGGTGACTATAGTTTTTCTGACAGTTTCTTTGATAACCCTACTGGTTTAGAGCAATCTCAAAAGAAACTTCAAGACATTAGACCGATAACTAATAGTTATTTCAGAACTTCTTACACTATTCCTTTGGCTGATATAAAAAAGCATGTTTCCTATACTGAAAAATTGGTTTTTGAAACCAAGAAAATTATTGAAGATGATCTTTTAAGAAAGATATATATTGATCCTTATGTGGATCCAGATTTAGAGCAGGCGCATTTTAGAATGTGGGATGAGGCTAGCAGGTATCTTTCTCAGGTAAGTATTAATACTGATTCTCTTACGTCTGCTCCGGATTATATTTGTTTCGATCAATATGTTTTTGCGGAGAAGATTTCTTCTACGGCTGGTAGAAGATTAATAGAAGAATATAGGGAAGCAATTGCTCATTCAACTTTTTCTTATTTGTTTAATTTTAGAAGAATGTTGATGCTGGTAATGAGTGAGCTTTCTTGTATTAAGAAATCATTATTATCTGACTTTGGAGGTGGATATGAAAATGAATCACAGCAAAAAGTCGCATCTCAATACTATTCCTGGTGTAAGATGGCGACAGACTATGCACAACGGATCAAGAAGACAATCGCATCAGTTCCGCGAAAGGTCCCAGCATCCGAAGTGGATAAAATCGGAAAAAAGCAAGCCGCGCAGTTCCAAACTTTTTTTTCGATCAAGTTAAATGCTGTAGATTCAGAAATTTCTAATATCTTATCTTCTCTTCAAAGAGATATGGTGGATAATTGCGATATTTTTTATGATAACTATCTTCGACCATCAATAAGGTTGAATAAAGATATAGCTTCACCATTGGAGCTTGAAAGAGAAACAACTAATCACAATGAAATGTTTCCTACATTATCTAAAGAGATTTATGTAGCTTCAACTTTTATTAAAGGTAATTTTGTTTCGATTCAAGCAGACATGTTAGAGCGTTTTTCTATGTTTATGGAAAAAATGGATATGGTTATGATGCTCGTTCATGAAAAGAGAAAGTATTCAAATTTTATTTCTCAGCTTTCCTATAAGGCTGTTAAAAAGAAAGCAGTTCTAAAAAACATAGAAGAAGACAACTACTCATTATTTTTTAGAAACATAAATGTTAACACAAAAAGAAATGATACGTATGGTTCCAGTCATTCTGATTTAGACGGATTGGATTCTAATGATCATCCGCAGTATCTTTTGAGAAGTGGCGGAGTTATAACAGGGAATATATCTACGGAAGATAATGTTACGATAGATGGCGTAGATATTGGCTCTCATGCCCATACTGGTGTTGACGGATCTGCTAGAATATCTATTAGAGATATAGATTTTTCTTCTGTTAGAGATCAGGACAATAGAAATAATTATGCTATAAAACCTTTATCTGTTAGGGTTATAACTTTTATACCTGATGTTATTGAGGGCGGTGTTCCTGTTTTTGATACTGTCATTGGTATAGAGATTGATGATTCTATAACTGAAGATTATGAATATGAGATTAGTTACATAGAGATTAGTTAAATGAGCTGGTTTAAATATTTAAAAACACAAAGTGCAACTGAGTATACTTATCCTGTTTTACGCAGGAGGATATCTAAGTTTACTCCTAATGATAATATTAGTGCAGGAACATGGTTGTTTGTTGATGTATCTCAATATGATATATCTAGCTATTATGATTCTTCTTTAGAGTCTAATGAGGATGATTATTCTTATGTTGTTGTTTATGAGAATGTAAGGTCTGGAGATTATTTTGTTCCAGTTAAAACTGTTATTAATGAAGGTATTGCATATTTTCAAGCGGCAGTTGATCACCAGGCTGATCAAGAAATAGAATATCAGTATGTTTTATATTATAAGGCTCCTAATATAAGAAAGATAAAATCCTTTGATAATAACGGTACGGTAGATTATTATATTAACACTCCAGAAGATTCGGATGTTTATATTGATTTCGATAATGTTGATGTAAATTCTTTTTCTGTAGATTTGAACTCTACTTCTTATTATAATTTTTCTTTTATAAATAGTGGAACAAATTGGTATAATGGTGAGACAGAAAAAAATGATTCTGTTGTTTACGCTATTTTTAGTGGACCGAGCATTAAGGTTGTTGGTTCCAAGGGGCCAGATTTTGGATTCTTTAAATATGAGATTGTGCCGATAAATATTGATGCAAATGATTTAAGAAATTATTCTCCTATAACGATAGATGCTTATTCAAAGGATAAGAGTGATAATTTTGCTTTTATTGATAGAGATGATTTAAGTTATAGAGATTATAGGTTAAAGATTACTACAGACTCTAGAAAAAATGTGTTGTCTTCTGGAAATCGTTTTAAAATAAATTCATATCAGTTTAGCTATAATCCTTATGTTACTTTGGGGGATCAAGAGCTTTCTGATCAAATTACTTTTGTTTCAATTAGTGGAGTTAGGTAATGGCTGAAGTAAGAAGGACTGTACAAAATTTAAAGCCCGGTAAAGAATATGTTCTTACTGTTAGAGCTAAAAATACTGATCTTAATGTTTTGTCTGACTACAGTGATGCAATTAGATTTACTGTCCCTAACGATTCTACTATTCCTGAGGTTCCTTCTAATCTTGAGTTGGTAGCTTCTTTTTTGAATGTGATGTTCGTCTTTGATGCAGTGTCAGATAAGGATATTCAAAGCTATGAGTATGAGGTTTATAAGCAAGCTCAAATTACTGGAACTGGTCCTAACTGGGAAATTATAACTGGTGAGTCACCATTTAGAACTGGTTTTTCTCCTTCTAATGTGTTTGTTGTTTCTGTAGATGAAAATACTTCTTTAGATAATTCTTCTAATCCGAGCGCCTCGGAAAGCCCTGTTTATTATTTTGGTCGTGTTCGTAGTGTTGACACTAGTGGTAACTTGAGCGCTTGGACTGACATTGTTGTCTCTGGCGATACTCCTTTGATTGATGATGAGTATGTTGCTTCTCTGACCGCTTCGAAGATTACTGCTGGAACTATAGGTGCTCATGAAATAACTTTAAATGGAACTAATTCTATTATTAAGTCCTCTGATTATGATGGAACGTATACTCTTGATGGTCTTGGTAACAGGGTGTGGAGTCAAGGCACTGCTGGCTGGGTTATCACTGGTGATGGTTATTCTGAGTTTGATGTGACTAATGTTCGTGGCACCATAAGTGCTTCAAGTATAGTCATTAACGCTAACAATTACTGGAATAATGATGGAACATTTAAAGTTGGAGGTTCCTCACAGTATGTTCAGTGGGATGGTTCTAATTTAACGATTACTGGTTCTGTTACTGCAGATAGTATATCAATTAACAGTTACAACTATTGGACATCAGCAGGATACTTTAGGGCCGGAACTGCCGGCTCCTATATTGATTGGGATGGAACTAGATTTAGAGTTGGTCCATTTTCTATAAGTGATAGCGGAATGACAGGCCAGCCATATAATGGTGATTCTTATATAGAAATACAAAACTATGGTGATCTTACTGTTTACTCTAATCCCAGTACCGGAAGTCATGCCTTTCAAAACTATAGAACAGATTTTTTCGGTGAATTTATAAGAATTGCAAAGACAGATACTACTACCAATCCTCCAAAAGAGCTGCTGCTGGGCAACACTCAAGGTAATGATGAGTTATTTCTGCAAATGGCTTTAAATGGAAGTCAAAAGGTTTATTTGGGTACAGCAAATAATGGTCGACTTACTCTTGGTGGTGGCATACAGTGTAATTCAACTAGTTTTGGTAACTATGTAAATGGCCCATTTTCAGTAAATAATACTCTTGGTGTTAGTAACGCTGCGACTTTTAACGGAACAATCGTTGCCAATCTAAATGGAACAAATGCCTTTACGACAAGGGTTGCTACTGGTGCAGGATCAGGTGTGGCTAGAATTGGATCTGGTAATTCTAGCTTTACCTCTTTAACTGTTAATACAGAACATGGTGGTTTAGGTGGTAATTTTTATCTCATTTCTTTTTTTACATATAGCAGCAATGTTGGAACAATATATCACAACGGTAGCAATACCACATATGCAACAGGATCTGACTATAGAATTAAAACAGATTATTCTAGTGTAACCAATGGCTTAGATATTATTAATGCATTAAAGCCAACTAGGTATAAATTCTTAAATAATGAATATGACACTAGATACAGACTGGGCTTTTTGGCACACGAAGTGCAAGAGGTGCTACCGACAGCAGTTCTCGGAGAAAAAGACGCTATAGATGATGAAGGTAATATGATAATTCAAAATTTAGATTACAATTCTATTGTTTCTCCATTAGTTGCGGCAGTTCAAGAGTTGTATCAAGAAGTTCAAGAATTAAAATCTATGATGTGATTTGATTTGATCGTTTTCTAGTTATGTGATATAATTTTGTTTTTAGGAGAACTTATGGAAAATAACCTTGATGTAAATATTCTTGTGCAAGTTTTTAATGAGAGAATTGCACAGATGTCGTCTGATCTAATTGTTAAAGATACTTTAATTAGACAGCTTACGGCAAAAATAGAGGAGCTAGAATCAGAATCTAATTCTAGTTCTAAGAAAACAGCTAAAAAAGATGAAAGTTTTGAGTGAGGTTAAAAATGTCAGAAGAAGTAATTGATGTTCAGCCCGCAGAGGGCGAAGAGAGTAAAACTGATTTTTCTATTGAAATAAAAATTTCAAATAAGAATCTTCAGTACAGAAGTGATTTTGGTGAAGGCGAAACAGTTTTCTGGTTAGAAGCCGTTAAGGATCTTATAATCAAGAACGCTTTTAATGCTGCTGGCATGGAAGAGTCAAACTGAGCTTATAAAAAAGTTTTTTACAAACTACTATTACATTAGTTCTTTATAGGAGTATTTATGGCCATTTTAGATTTTCTGCCATTTAGGCAGATAGATAGTTTTCCTAGAAACAATGTGATAGCTAAAGCTTTGGCACCTGATGAGATAAAATCCATTGGTAAGTCGATGCGTGTGGCTGCGTTGGCGCTCGGATATCAAGGTACCACTTGGTACTATGATAATCGTACTAATTTTGAGCCATCTCCTTACGATTTTGATAGGATTATACAGGCTGTAGATACTGATTCTTACGTTAAGCAGTCTATCGCTAAGTATAAAGAGCTTTTTTGGAAAGAGGGTTGGAACATTGTTGGTGAAAACCCAGAAGCTGTCCAGTATTTGTATCAAAGAATAGATTATATGGAGATGGCTATGAAAAGGCCATTTTCCGATTTTCTTTTAGAGGTATCAGATCACCTATTCAAGTTTGCAAACGCTTTTATAGTGAAGGCAAGAGGAGATATATCAGAATATTTTCCTTCTTCCCTGAGTCCAATAAATGCCTCTCAGACTCTTGTTGGATACTATGTTATTCCAACTGAACAAGTTAGAATCTTAAGAGATAAGTACAATAGGCCTCGTAGCTATCAGCAAGCTACTGATCCTCTAACTTATGCTCCGACAGAAAAAGATCCTGTTTGGGATGCGGCCAGAGTTATCCATATGAATTTTGATAAAAAGACGGGTCGCGCATTTGGTACACCGTTTTTATCAAATGTTCTAGATGATGTTGTCGCTTTACGTCAGATAGAAGAAGATATTCAAAATCTTGTTCACAGAGAACTTTTCCCTCTCTACAAGTATCGTATTGGTACACCTGAGCAGCCAGCAGAACCAGAAGAGATAATGCGTGCGGCATCAGAGATAGAGAATATGAGATCTGAAGGTGGGCTTATTCTTCCTCATAGACATGATATTGATGTTGTTGGTGCAAATGGTGCGTCTATTGATGCTACAAGCTATCTTGAGCATTTTAAAGAGAGAGTTGCTGTTGGCTTAGGTGTTGCGCCTCACCATCTTGGCATGTCTATGAATGGCGGTAACAGATCTGTAACAGAAAGACTTGATACAGCTCTTTACGATAAAGTGAAGCAGTATCAAAAGATATTCTCTGAAATGGTTAGAGTTCATATATTTAATGAGCTTTTGCTAGAGGGTGGTTTTGACCCGATTGCTAATCCATATGAAGAGGGGTCGTCTGATAGATGTTATTTCAAGTTTAATGAGATTGATGTTGATACTCAGGTTAAAAAAGAGACTCATGTTATTCAGAAGTTTGTTAACTCTGTAGTTTCTCTTCCTGAGGCTCGTATGGAGCTTGGTTTGGATCCTGATTTTGATGAAGAGGTTTTGTTTGCGTCGATTCAGGCTAATGTTCAGATGAAGATGCAGGCACAAATGCAGGCTCAACAGCAGCCCGGTGGGACTGATGTAGTTAAAGATGGAGATAAGCAGCAGTCATCTTCTGGTGGTGCAAGAAACCTGCCAAACAATAGAAGAGGTGTTGGTAATTCTGTTCGTCCGGCAAATCAGAATTCTAGAAGAACTTCTCCAAATATTAAAAGAAATGACAGTGAACTTTTAACAGCAGTTGAAAGTTTGCTTGAAAAAGAGTATAATGTGGTTCATTATAATGAAGATATTGAAGGTGATTTATGAGTAGTAAAATTGTTTTAGAAGATCAAGCGCTAATTTCTTATGCAAGAACAGATGACGCCGTTAAAGCTTTTAACATGGCAGTTGGCAATGGTCAAGCTCGTTTAGCATTAGAAATTCTAGTTCCTATTGTTAATGCTCTAGCTTCTAGTGAAGCTGTTCAAGAGGTTAAAGAGGACGTTATAACCATTGAGGACGTCAAGGATGTATCGGCTGATACTAGACCTGAGAAAAAGGCTCCGGCAAAACCTGCTCCAGCTAAAGCTACTCAAGTAGCTGCAAAGAAAGAAGATACTGAATCTCAGGATTGAAATGAAACTCATTATAGGTTGTCCAATTTATAAAAGAAGTTGGATATTAGATGAGTGGATTCAATGCGTTCTTTCTCAGTCATTAGATTTATCTAACGTTGGTTTTGTTTTTGAAACTTCTCCAAATGATGACGAGACTGTTTTAAGATTAAAGGCTTGGAAGCAGTTAGATAAAAGAATTCCTCATTTTGATATCGTTGAGAGGGATGATATTCCTCACTTTGAGCATACTGATAATGGTCGTCAATGGACTATATCTAAGTATGTTAATATGGTTAATTTAAGAAATTCTGTTTTATCTAAAGTTAGAGAAATTGAGCCAGATTATTATTTTAGTTTAGATTCTGATATTCTTTTAAAAAATCCTAATACATTAGAGCTTTTAATATCTCACATAAAAGATGGCGCAGATGCTGTAAATCCCTTGATGTTTATGACTCCTGTTGGAACTAACTTTCCAAGTGTTATGACATGGAGGGATTCGGAAAGTAATAGGGGCTTTAGGGATAAAGATTATCCTTTGGGAACTTATTTTAAGACTGATATTATTATGGCCGCTAAAATGATGAGTAAGAAAGTTTATCAAAGCGTTAATTATGAGGTTCATCCTCAGGGTGAGGATTTGGGTTGGTCTTTAGGTTGTAGGAATATGGGGTACGATCTTTTTTGCGCCTCTTACATATATGCTCCTCATATAATGTCGCCTTTAATGTATCAATCCTACAAAAAAACAGGCGATAGAAGAAAAGATATATATCAATTGGTATAAATTCATATAAATTTGTTCAATGTTAGAAAAACAAATTTACTATATAGCATGGTTAACCAAACAGAAGGATAGTTAGATGTCATTTGACTTTGTAGAAAACTTTACGGTTGAACTTCCAGATTTTTCAAAATCAGATCTAGACTTTTCAGAGAGCTTCAACTCTAAGCACGGTCTCATCATAGAGGTTGCTGCTATTCATGAGGGTTTGACGGCTAATTACAATAACTATTCCGCAGATGAGCTGGAGAAAGCTTTGGAATCTTGGGTTGAGCCATATCCTAAGCCTATTATTCTCAACCACGATTTAAGCACTGAGCCAATTGGTAGGGTTATCGCTGCCAGGATGGATAAAGAATCTGATGGCTCTTCTTTTGTTAGACTGCAGGTTGCTATAACAGACCCTGTTGCTGCGCAAAAGGTGATGGATAAGAGGTATCTTACTGGCTCTGTTGGTGGCAGGGCAGGTAAAGCTGTTTGCAGTATAAGTGGTGATGATCTTGCTCAGGAAACTGAATCTGGTCGTCCTCGCTTGCCGAAGTTTAAAAGAGGTAAGGTCTACAAGGGCAAGCTTGCGTACATAGATATGCAAGATATCTCTTTTAAGGAGTACTCTTTTGTTAATCAGCCAGCTGATCAAAAGTCTGGTGTTCGTTCAACTAAAGTTGCTGGTGGAGATGCTCCAGTTGCGGCTTCTGACGATTGGGTTGCTAGGAGTTCTGCCTTTGTTCTTCATATGGATACAGAAGATATTGTTTCCGTAGAGGAAAATGAATCGATTCTTAAGAATATGAAGAAAAAGGATCTTAAGACTACTTATCTTCATACTAAAGGAGCGTTTCTAAGCGCTTTAGCTCTCCATGAGAGCGAAAGTGACATAAGCGAAACAGAATCATTACTATCTAATGAAGATTCTGAAAATGAAAAATCTGAGGAGATTTCAACGATGGATGATGTTACCAAAGATGAAGACATCCTAGCTGTTGCCACTGGCTTAAGTGAGGATCTTTCTAACATCGCTGCTTCCAGCTCCGTTGAAGAGCAGGAAGAGGTAGATGAATCTGCCGATGAAACACAGGATCAGGTTTCTGAGTCAGCTTCTGAAGACGATCAGGTCGAAGAGGCTGCGGAAGAAGTAGCTGAAGAGGAAAGTGTTGAGGCAGAAGAAGAGGCGACAACCGAAGAGTCTGAGGATTCTGAGGAAGAAGTTGCCGAAGAGAACTCTGCTGACGATTCAGAAGAGGCGGAAGTACAAGAAGAAGCTGTAGATTCCGAAAATGCTGAAAAGCCAGAGGAGTCATCGGACGAAGTTGCCGATGAAGTTCAAGAAGAAGCTGATCAAGACAGCGATCTCACCACGGAGCAAAGTAGTGATGAGCAAAGTGTTGATGAGCTAAGCGCAAAAATTGCTCTTCTTGAAGGTGAAGTTTCATCTCTTAAAGATGAGAATTCAAAACTAAAGGGTGCACTGCACATGACTTTGGTCGAAAGAGTTGTTGATACTAAGATTGCCTTAGGGATTGAGTCAGTTGACGATAGAGAGAGTCTTGTTGGCGAGCACGCCTCAAGAACCGCTTCATCGCTTGCCGACTCTCTTAGAGATTTGGCAAAGACCCCTGCCGCTAAGATGAAGTCTTTGGTTATGCCAGAGATTATGTCTGAGGCTGAGGTTGTTGCTGAAGAGAATGTTGTCACCATTGATGGAGATAACGAGCCTGAGCATGAAGAAGTTCCAACTAATTCTTTTGAGCAGGTTTTAGTAGACACCCTTATGGGTAGACGTAAACTCTGATAATTAAGGAGATAATAAAATGAGTTTAGCAAAGTTCCGTAAAGTACATAGCAAGACAGGTTCAGGTCGCTTTGTTGTTTCTGAGGGTGTTGCCCCCAGCGCATACCTGCTCCCTGACCAGGGTCTTCCCACATGGTACTACGACAGTGAAGATGATCGTTTCGAGATTGTCGTCACCAAGGGTACTATCCTTTCGGTGGTTGCCGACAGCAATGGCGATGCAAGAGTTGTTCCCGCAAACGGTACATCTTCATCTGTCACCTGGGGCGACACCATGAGCGGCTGGGATCCACTTGATGGTGCTACACCAACTAGCACAAGTGGTTCTACCGATACTGTGACTGTTCCTGCACGTTCAGTTCCAATCGGTTGCGCTCAGTACGATCTCTACAGACCATTTGACAAGGGCACCTCACAGGGCGCCGGGTTCATTACACATGGTTACGTAGAGTATCCAATGGTTGACGGCCTTAACGCCGACGTTGCCATTGGGGACGCTGTACGTGCCGACCATATGGGTCGTCCCGTTAAGCTTACCGCTGCAGAGCAGTACAACAGCAGCGCTGTTTACTCACACCTGCAGGTTGGCAAGGTCATTGAGGTTGAGAAGTTTGCTACAAACTTCGATGATGGCCTTCTCAGCTACATGCAGCTTCCATCTGATCCAGGTGCACTGAAGACTGTATATGAGCTTACCCGCTCTGGTACTTATAGCGGCAAGCTCGGTATTCGTTCAAACCTGGACGTACATAATGTGATTGGTGCATTCCGCGTCAATCTCACACTCTGATAAACTATAGCACAGGAGGAATAATCCTAAGATGAGTAAGACAATCCAAGAGCTCCTCTCGGGTCTCCCAGCTTGGGAGGCTGCACTGACTGAGGACGGGAACATTGATGAAGAGAATAGAGTTACTATTAAGGAAGCTTTTGCGTCCGCTGATGCGGCTGCACTTTTCCCCAAGGTTCTTTCTCGTACTTTAAGGGAAGCAGCTGAGCCACAACTATTAGTGACTCCACTACTTTCAACAGTTCGCCTCGGTAAGGGGCGCTCCTTGGAGTTCCCAGCAGTCAACGCAATCCAAGCTGCCGAAATCCCTGAGGGTCAAGAGTACCCAGAGCAAGCACTCGCCTTCGCAAAGCAGGTAGAGGGCAAAGTTTCAAAGAAGGGCGTTAAGCTCGCCTTCACTGAGGAAGTTATCGCTGACTCACTTTGGGACATTGTCGGTCTACATGTCCGCGCTGCTGGCCGTGCCATGGCTCGCCTTAAGGAGCAAATTGCTCTTAGCCGTTTCAAGGATGCAGCTACTATCGTCTTCGATAATGACGATGTTTCTTACGATAACACAACTGGTCTCGATGTTGATGGCGTCGCCAACAGCACCGTTACCTGGGATGACATCGTAGATATGGCTGCTGTTCTTATGGCCGAAAATCATGTACCAACAGATTTCATTCTTCACCCACTAATGTGGTCGGTGTTCCTCAAGGACGCCATCTTCCACATGGGCGGTGCAGCCTCTGGCGTTGGTACAAGTTGGGGTTATCGTCCTCAGTCCGCTGAGGGTGCACTCAACGCTACCGCTCCCATGGGTCTAAATGTCCTGGTTTCACCATTCGTCAGCTTCACCGCTAAGAGTGGCGCTACACCAGCCAAGTCAGACCTCTTCCTCATTGACCGCAATGAGGTTGGCACCCTTTTGGTTAAGGATGACATGAGCACAGATCAGTTCGATGATCCAACTCGTGACATTCGTTCCCTTAAGATGAAGGAGCGCTACGACATCGTAATGCTTGGTGACGGTGAGGGTATCACTGTTGCTAAGAACGTCAGCCTTGCCCGTAACTACGAGGTTCAGGTTACTAACGAGGCTAGCTGATATAGCCTTAGGGCGTTATAGTTACGAAATGCCCTGATAAACTAGGGGACGGTGGAATAATCTGCCGTCCCCTAGTTCTATATTCGGGTATAGTTGTTACTATTGTTGTAGGTTCTTATTGTGAGGTAGGCTAGTGGCGCTTTTTCTGATAGACAGTGCTATTGTTACTGTAAATGCTGTAACGATCAAGTTTGGTAGGACTATAAAAATATCCTCTATAAAAGATAGTTGTTTTAGACTATTTACAGATGAGGCTACTCCTGTTGAAACTGTTTCTCCGTTCAGAGTTATTGACACACTAACTGACTACAATCAAGTTAGTCGTGTCTTAAACTTGTATTGGGACAATATTTTAACTCCTGCCACAGATTATGTTCTTAAAATTTCTGGTCTTTTAGATTCCTCTGGTTTAGCTGTTCCTGAGGAGCAGATAACCTTTACCAGTTCTACAACTGCAGCTACACCTTCTTATATTCAAGAGACTCAAAATGCCGGGACTATAATTAATGAAGTTCTGATTGAGGATAAGTCTGTAAGAGCTGATATTGAAACTGGATATCAGATAATAGCTAAGAATCCTAATTTTTATATAGAAGAAGTTACTCCAACTAATGGGGATTTCTATATTAATAATGATGAGAATAATGGTAGGGTTGTTGTAACTTTTAGTTCTCGTCCAGCTTCAAACTTTTTGACTTCTAAGTTTTTTAAGATTCAAAGAAAAAAGATACAGAAAGCTCCTTCTCGTTGGGAGAATTTGAGTCCGGCTATATCTATGCATTCGTGGAAGCCTGATGTTTATGTTGATTTTCCTTCGAATGATTCAACCCCAGTTTACTACGTAGATGGTAAAACTTATTTTGAAACAGGATACAAGTATAGGGTTATTGTCTCTTCGGAGGTGGGAATCTAATGGCTAATGCACTTTATGCTAAGGCTAAGGAAGCTTTTTTAGGAGCAGATTTAGATCTTTTAAATGTTACTTTAAAAACAGCTTTAGTAAAAAATACTTACAGTGTTGATTTAGTGAATCATGAGTTTCTTTCGGATGTCGGCACTGCAAACATTGCAGCAACATCGTTTGCTTTAGAGCAAATAAAGATTGATGACGGCGTTTTTGATGCAGAGAATGAAACTATAGAAAACTACGGTACAAGCGGTTTTGCTTATCTTATTATCTATCAAGATAGTGGCTTATCTTCTACTTCTAGGTTAATAGCATATATCGACACTGCCGATGGTCTTCCAGTGAATAGCACTAACGAAACTATCTCCATTACTATACAGTGGAGTGATCTAGCTACTAAAATATTTAGTTTATAAGGATATAAAATGGCAACTAATTATCCCGGTTCTTTAGACGTTTTAGTTAATCCAACCGATACAGACAGACTTAACTCTGTTACAGTTCCGCACGCTAGACAGCACGCTGATGCTAATGATGCGATTGAGGCGCTACAAACAGTTTTAGGTATAAATCCTGCCGGTTCGCATTTAACTGTAAAAGATAGAATAATAGCAGCAGAAACAGATATCAATAATCAATCAGTTTTAAATGGTTTAACTGACGTTACTATAAGTACAGCTAGTAGTGGCGATGTTCTGCGTTATAGTGGATCTGAATGGGTGAATTACCCTGAAGAAAACCTTGTTGATGGAGGAAACTTTTAATAATGGCTAATACAATCAGAATCAAAAGAAGGTCTAGTGCCGGGTCAGCAGGTGCGCCTAGTTCGCTAGAAAACGCAGAGTTAGCTTTTAATGAGGCTGATGATACCCTGTACTATGGTAAGGGTACTGGTGGTGCAGGCGGTACTGCAACAAGCATTATAGCTATTGGTGGTGACGGTTCTTATGTGACCCGCTCCACTACTCAGTCTATTTCTGGTGATAAAACTTTTACTGGTGTTGTAAATCTTACAGGTGCAACAGCAACAGCTGCTACTCAGACTCAGGGTGATAACTCTACTAGTGTAGCTACAACCGCGTATGTTGACTCGGCAGTTGCTGGTGGTAACGATCTAAATATTGCTGGTGATTCTGGCACTTCTGTAGTTGATCTTGGTTCAGGTGATACGCTAACAATCGCTGGCGGTACAGCTATTACTACTGATGGAACTGTTGCAGACACAATCACTATTAACCTTGATAACACGGCGGTTTCGCCTGGTTCTTATGGTTCCTCTACTGCAATTCCTACATTTACTGTTGATCAGCAGGGGCGTCTAACAGCTGCAGGCACTGCTTCTGTTGCCACTACTTTAAGTTTCTCTGGAGAAAGTGGCACTGGATCAATAGATCTTCTAACTGAAGGTTTGGTTTTTGAAGCCGGTGAAGGAATAGATACCGTTGTTTCAACCGATGGTGGTACTGGGATTGATAAGGTGACTATTTCTGGCGAAGATGCTTCGACAACTAATAAAGGTATTGCTTCTTTTGCTTCTACAGATTTTTCTGTGACCAATGGTGCAGTAAGTATTTCTAATGTTAATCTTACTTCACAAACAACAGGGGATTACGTTGCCACTATTGCCGGTACAACTAATCAGGTTATTGTTACTGGTGCTGGCACTGAAGGGCGTGCCGTAACGCTTTCTACGCCTCAAGATATTCACACTGGTGCAAGTCCAACATTTGTTGACTTAACACTTACCGGCGATGCAGCAGTTAACGGTGGAGATATTACTACTACTTCAACAACAGGTAATATTTTTACTACTGGTGCAACAACAATTAATGTTGGTTCTGCCACTTCGACAACTAACATTGGTAATGACCTTGTTGTTGGAGGTGACCTTACTGTCAACGGTACTGTGACAACAGTTAATTCAACTACCGTTACTGTAGATGATAAGAATCTTGAACTCGGTTCTACTGCAAGCCCAAGTGATGCAACTTCGGATGGTGGCGGTATAACTCTTAAGGGTACTACCGACAAAACCTTAAACTGGGTTG